AATATTATACTGATGGCCGCTAGGCGGGAAAGATTCGAAATTCAAATTAAAGCTATTAGAGGGCAAGTATAAGTTGCCCTCCGTTCCACCGATTGATATGAGTTTTAGGTGCCCTCCATTTCGAGAGCTTCTCTCTCTAGAATCCTCATCGTCGTTTTAAGACTAACGACACTAAAAATTATCCACCATATGTGATATAATCACTAGAAATATATATTAGAGACCTAATAACCATAACTGGACACAACATATAAACATAAAACATACACTGAAGTAATATAATTACTTTTATACTACAGCTCAACAAGATACTGTTGTGTCAGGGGAAGACCACATATTTTATCACAGGTATGCTATTGCTTTACGCTTTATGTTTCACTTATCCATCTTCAAAATCTTGAAGAATCCCGCTGCGCGGCCTGATTTAAAATAATAATATCCTTCATTAGTAGGTATCCCCATTATGTATAACATGATTAATATTTGATATAACAAATATTTCAGCTAATACAGCAAACAACAGCAATGGAAGGATCATACACCGTCGTAAACAAGAACTACATAGACAGCAAGAGGACAGAGTATAAACTAACACACGATGCGGCTCCTATATATCTTCAATTCCCCACATCGTTCGAACAAACAACAGTTTCGCCTACTAGGACGGTGTATGAAGATAGACCACATAATAATCGAATACAGAAACCAAGTTCCCTTCAATGCCACTGGCTCCGTGGTTGTAGAAATCCGAGACAACAGAGTTAGCCAAGAGGAAGCAGCACAAGCTGCATTCACATTCCCTATCACATGCAACGTCGATTTACACTACTTCTCCTCTACGTTCTTCTCAGTATCAGAACCTTCACCATGGGAAATATTATATAAAGTCGAAGACTCCAATGTCGTAGAAGGAGTCAAGTTCGCATCAATCAAAGCAAAGCTCAGGTTATCATCAGCTAAGCACTCGACGGACATTAAGTTTAAACCCCCAACTATAAACATATTATCCAAAGGCTTCACCAAAGATTGTATAGACTTTTGGTCCGTCGAAAGAGGAGAGCACAAAAGAAGATTACTAAACCCAACACCACTATCACAGGCCCACAGATCAATATCACAAAGGCCCATATTACTATTGCCAGGTGAAACATGGGCCTCCAAATCTCAGGTTGGGTTAACCACTGCATCAGAGCCCAATAATTATAAACACTACAGGTCCAGGTCCATGAGACTCGAAGGCCCAGCACTCATAGAGCAACAAGATAATGAGTCCACACAAAGCCCATATAGAGGCCTGCAAAGACTAGACTCAACAGCACTAGACCCAGGCGACTCCGCATCCCAGGCCCAGTCAGATACAATATCCAAGAAGGACCTTGAGTCCATTATAGAACAGGCAATTAATAAATGCCTTATTAAAGATAGAGCAGGCCCAAGTAGACAATTGTAGTTACATTCTGAGATAAATAAAATATAAATTTTATTATTAACCCACATAGTTCATTACATATTGCGAATAGACTTCGCACTTGCTGTTACAAAGAGAAACCCATACACAATTTACAAGTATTGAGTTCTTCGTCATATTCTTATAATTTCCAAGGCTACTAGACATATCGGCATCTTTAAAGGATGCCCAAACAGGCCACTTGGCAGAACTAATCTTCTTGCGGAAGTTGAAGGGCTTCTGAATTACATTCTCCTGTGTACTTATATACAGCTTCCTATAAGTAAGCATCCGATATCTATGTCGAACATTATCCTTCAACCTTGGAGAGGCATAAACACACTCATAGTCACCAAACAGTTCCTTAAATGTAGGTAAGGTATTAACACCTTCTGGAACGAAGGGTTTTTTATCCAGCAAAAGAGTGATCAAAAATATCCCAGTAAACGAAGATGACGTACCCATAGGATGATCACCTGTGCCTAAGCAGGCATTAATAGTTCCACTAATCTTAATATCACATAACTTGATATGATCAAAAGAACGACCTCCATTACCTTCAATACCCAAACAAGGAAAATTAACATATGACGTATGATCCGTCTGATTAGCCAAATTAAAATTGGCACCATTGTGAACATCCTCTATAGATCGCCGAGCATATATAGGTTTGGGAACATCATAACTAAGGCGACGAGAAGCAGAAGCCTTCGCAAACTGCCGATTAGACAATCTATTATGAACTCTTCGCACGGAACGTGCACCATAATTATTCCTATAACATCTCCTCTTGAGAGAATACATCCTTATAAACTGAGTACTATCTCATATTGCAGTAGCACATTTATAGCAATTAAAATTGCATATTAACTTCCTAGGATAATTGTCATTGGCTAATATAAAGAGATAGTAGCATAAAACCAACATTCCCATTGGCCCAATAAAAAAAGCCCATACTTTATTTTGAAATATAACATATTGCCAGAGGCCTATTTATGCTAAAAATAAATTTAGCATACGTGGACACCTGAGAGCCAAGTTCTAAAAACATAAACAGCACCACCATACCCCACACGTACAGTTGGATATCCAACGTAACTTTCAGGAAGCAATTTGATTGGTCCAAATTGCGGCTGGGGGGACCACATGCGACAACGCGGATAGATAAAAGGACGCGTCTTACGAAAAGACCGAAATAGCCTCCAAAAGCACGCATACGACAAAGGGGGGGGTCCTCCGGGCGCGGCCATCAGGT